CCACCAATTTGCGCTTTATCTTTCCTTATTGTCTTGATTCCGCCGTCTGCATTAACAACACCGAAAGCGTCTGGTGCTATAGCAAGACATTTGTGAACGTCAAAGTTAGAACCATTGTTAGCATAAGTTGTAGAACCGGAAGCTCCACCGCCAGACCTTACCGGACAGTTTGTAGACATTATCATCCTGAAACTACCGAAAGAACCTACCTCATGCTCTTCGACTCCGCCCTGAGTTGCATACTTAGTTACGTTTACCCAACCTGTTACAGAGTTCTCTAGGTCATAGATAACTTGTGGAGAACAGAAAAACAGCCATGCGTTCTGTATAGGACTGGAACCAACACCTGTAGAAGCTGTAATCATAGATTTGAAGAAAGGAGTAGTCTTAATCATCATAGCTCTTGCAAGTTTTCTAAGGTCAGCCGCAGTACAAGCAGTAGCTACGTTAGCATAACCGCCAACACCACCTGCATAAAATGCGTTAGTTCCGCCGAAGATTATGTCTCTAGTGATTTCATCAACAGTCTCAACTGCTTGCCATGAAATTCTTTCCTGTGCTATAGCTACAACGGGATCCATTCTATAGATGTCACATTCTTCTGTAATCTCAACATAACCGCCATAAAGAGACACAGTAGCGGTAACACTTGATTTAGTAAGCTGTTGAGCATCAGGTGTAACACCCTCCGTCAGTGCTATAGGCTGAGTGCCGAGAATTGGATATTTAGAAAAACGAATTACATTGTTTTCCTTAACTTCCCTTTTCTGCCCGTATTTACCAAACACCCATGCACTTCTAAGAGGCTTGATAAGGGTCTTGTCATAAAACGCATCAACCTCTTTTGTAAGCCCTGCGTCTGTGGTCTGCACGAAAAGAACGATGTTTCTCATAATCATCGCCATTAATGCAGAAAATATTATACTGAATAATCTCATTGTCATATCCTTAAAAGTTATTTTACCTTAATAACCTTTTGTGATAGTCCTAAAAAATTCGTCAAATTCCGTCTCGTTCATATCTGATACAGATTTCTGTGTTTTACCTGCTGTCTGCATTGTAGCCAGAGTAGCCGGTATTTCCGCATTAGCCTGTAGCCTTTTAATGGCATCATCTACTGGCGGTGTTTCTACAGGTTTCTGTAGCAAATCATATTTAGGATGCCACTTAGCCATTTTTTCAAGAACAGCTATCTTCTCCTTCGCAGTTCTGGCATTACTGAACCTTGCCTGAGAAATTTCATCCTTATCCATGTATTCCAGAGCCAGCTCCATTCTGGCATCAAACATAGGGTCATTGGCCCTGTTTTCATCAGCCAGATTTCGCAAGTCCTGTTCTACCTGCTGTGCTTCTTTCTGTGCCAGGAACTCGTGAAGTTTATAATCAACAATCTTATCAACATCTTCTGCATAGGTTATTGTGTCCGGTGCTATGTCAGGTTTCTCTACTTTCGGCAAAGAAGCCTGTGGCACTTGCTTAACAAACTCTGCATACTCTTTAAGACGTTCATTCTCTTCTCTGAGCTTCTGCACTTCTACGACTGAAACTACCGGAGGAGTATCTACTACTGGTGCTTCCGGAGTAGATGTTATGTCTCCTTTGACTTCAGTTGAAACATCTTCCCCAGCCGTTCCTAGGTCGCTTCCACCCTCGTCTATCCACATTATCATTGGCGGAAAGAACGATTTTAGTAATCTAAATAGCATATTGCCATCCTTTGTTTTATTTTACAGCTTTAATACCATATTTTTTTGCAAATTTATCCGCCTCTTTTTTAGGCTCTGTCTTCTCTACTTCATCTTCTTTCTTTTTGTCAAGCTTTTTATCCCATGCGAACATACGCTTCATAAAAATCTCGAAAAGCTTAGTATCTATTTTCTTGGGCTTTACCTCTACTACAGTGCCATCATCCATTGTTTTTACAACAGTTTCGTCCGTAAGAGTGTCTCTAGCCCATTTCATCCACCATGCTTCTGATACTGCCATACCATTTTCAAAAGCATCACTATAAGATGCTATGGTCAAAAGTTGTTTATGGTCTAATGCATTTACGCCCAAGCTTAAATGGGCTTCTACATCTGTACCGCCATTCTCGAATATTTCTCCGATTATTTCTTCCCAATTTTTAGGAAGGTTAAAAAAAACATCAGCTTTCGTTTTCGCCATCTTCGCTTGCCCCTCCGCTTAATTCGTTTATATTCTTGAGTACGTTTGTACCCATAAGTTGCGTCTGTACGTTCATATTATCGGTTTTAGCTTTCTCAGACTCAGCTTTAGTAGCAGTAAGAAGGTTCTGTACTTCTGCCGTTTGAGCCTGTTGCTGTTCTTCCATAGCTTTTTTAGCTTCGGCTCTCTGCTTCATCTTCATCTGGTCTTCAGGGTCAAGGTCAAGATCGTCATAGAAGTCCTCAGCTTCAAAGCCTGTAACACCGTATTGAGCAGCGTTAAGCTTAGTTTCGAGTCTGTACATCTTCTGAACAGGGGAGTAAGAGGTATCGTCAACCTCTATATCGTGTTCCATGGATTGTAAATCTAGCATATCTTCCTGAGTTATCCATTGATATTTTTCACCAAGTATTCTTTTCATCTTGTCTATGCTATAGAACTGATACATTATAGACAGAGAAATCTTGCCAAGGTTAATAAAGGCATAGTTAAAATTATCAACAAGCTCACCTACTGTAGCCATACCCTGCATAGTTTTCATCTTCATGCCTTTAATAGACTCTACTCCAGACTGAAAACCGAGTGATTCTGCATTTAAACCTATACGCATCATGTTATTCATAGATTCGTTACGATAGTTAAACATCATATCAGGCATAGATGGTGGCTGTATCCTCTGTATGCTTTTGCCGGGATTTACCTGTATAACCGGTGCAGACATACCTTTAGTTAGCACTCTGACATCATCTACTGCATTTTTATCCATCTGCCAGCCTGAGTGAATTGATGACAGCATATAGTGGGTAATTGATGAACTTACTTTGTTATACTCCATTTGTGAGTCTTTAAGGCACTCCAAGAGGCCTTGTAGCTTTAATGACCAAGAATCAGCAGACTTATTGTAGAAGCCCCAAACAGGAATAAAAGGGTAAAAATCACCTTTATATATGCTGACACCGTCGTATACGATTATATCATTAACTGTAATGAGTAAAGTCATTTGAAATTTAGAGTGCTGTAGTTCTGTGTAGCCTTCTACCTGCTTTAATATTTCTATATCTGCCTGTCTTTTGTTATACTCGTCTTTGCTTAATGTGATTATCTTGCCTTTAGCGGCTATAGTATAATGAGGAACCGGTTTCCTCTGCCATAATTCCTTAATAACGCACTTATCTTTTAACCCCGCTTCATCAAGAACAAAAAAATCTGACTTATAATCAGCCTTTGAATCCTCGATTTCATTTGCAAACTTGGGATAAGCCGCTTTTGCCACATTTTTACTTACTGCTTTTCTCTTAATTATATATCCACAGTCTGACAAATCCATTTCTTTTGTTCCGGGGTCAAACCATATGTCAAACGGGGACTCTGCTACTACCCTTAAATCGCCATTTATAGCGTCTCTGGAGAAGTCTATATGAGGGGAAAGCCACGATAGCCCCATCATAATCTGGTCTTTCATAGACTGCGATACAGCCATGTAGCCGTTTCCTTTCCTCATGGCATGGTGTAACATGATTGAAGCTATACCTGCTCTTATATTGTCTCCAGACTCTTCCGGTAGGACTTTAAGAGCCGGTCTGTTCTGCCTCTGAATACCCACCAGAACGTCTACATTTTTCTTCAGAAAATTGTAAACGGACGGTTTTATGTTTTTAGCCTTTGAATTTCTTGCATCTGCCTCTGTCCATTGCTGGCTTGAGTACATATTATTAGACTCAAGCATCTTCATGTATAAAGGATTAAGTGTTCCGTATGATTCCGAGAATAATTCCTTCATTTCTTTAAGTCTGTCCATTATAAATCTCCCCAATGACACTCGTGACTCCCAAAATTATCTTCGAGAGGCGATGGTCTTTTATAAATTTTCTGTTCTTCTTTGTCTACTTCACCTTCAGGATAAAGTAAATTCATTTCTGCTACCTTTGCAAGTGCATCGAGCATGTCGTCAAACTCCGACATCGGGTATTTCCTGTATTCATCATTGATGAACTCGTTAATTAAATCTACTACACCACGATTTTTTGTCAAACGTAATAAATTACGGGGTAAATATATACGGCCATCAGCAAAATACTCTGATAATATGCCAATCCTCTCAGGTTTAGAGCCTTTATTATTTTTAAGAGGAGTAATTTTGAAATAAAACCTTTCATCGTCCATTTTTAAGTTAAAATGTTCCCTGTCTTTCTGAGTTGCAAACTCTTCATAGCCTGTATCTACGATATCGTACCTTACATGCCAGTCTTTAAGGATTTTCCACTTGTCTTTTATCCCTATTCTGTCTCTTACCATGTCTATAATATATATTCTCTTACCTGCACAGGCCTTAATCAGCCACATACAAGTATAATCAAGCTTATTTGATGTAGCAAGCTCCGGGTCTGACGCAGGGTCTACCAGAACATAGTACCTGCCTATTGCCGGTTCTTCGTCATAGAACCTCAAATCATCCTCTTTAAATACCGCCGTACCCTGTTCCAGCGGTTGCTGAAGTATTTGAGCATGGTATAGATGCCTTTGTGTAATTTTCTTACGGTCAAGCACTTCTTTACTAAGAAGGACAGGTATGCCACCATACTTAGAAACACCAGACTCATCAACTTCTCCGCCAATGACTGAAACTCTGTGCTGACCGAGTGCAATAATATGCTCATATAAATCTCCGAATTTATATCTTGTACCTATTACAGTCTCTATCGTACTCTCCCCCGAACCGAGGTTATCAGACATACTATAAGCTTCCTTTACTTTCTCCATCATAAATGCAGTACCGATATTCTTCAAATCTACCAAGTCATCTATAATTTTTTCGTTATAGTGACCCCCAGTAGGCATGGAATCCACAAGACCAAATCTTCCCAAACTAGGCCAAGGCATGTCATTACCCTTCAGAAAAAGACCGTCATCTATAGACCATGTGGGGGATTCCTTCTCCGGATTCTTCCAGAAAATATCAGGCCATAATTCATTTAGTAGGGGGTTAGTCTCCATTACATTTTTCATCTGTTTAAATCGAGGGGTCGCAAGCTTAGTAGAGTTTGAAAATAAAGCTACCCTGTTACCGTAAATCCTAGTAAACCGCCATATAGTACGGGCATAGGTAATAAGTGTACTCTTCCAGTGGTCTCTAGCCCAAAGATACATCCCATTCTCTTCCTCATGGTCTTGTATCTCATAG